TTTCTACGCTGGCAACAATAATGTCAAAGTCGCCGTCGTCTGGAGTGGTAAAACTACAATATGTCTTTTTACTTTTGTGTATCTCCTTTAAGATATCTCGGTTATTGAGGTAGTTGTGTCGTTTCATTTAGTACTATCCTTTATATAAGCACTTAATTTAACAAATAAATAATAAAAGAGCAAGAGGAATTTTAATAAAATGGCAAGTTTAGCAGACTCAACAAAGACCAGAGGACCTGGTAAAGATGCGGCTTCAAAGTCTAAGGGAAGGCAAGGCACCGGCTCGTTATCGGCTGCACAACCTGGCGGACAGTCGTCTCCAATGGGTTCTACTTCAACTGCGCCTGACCCATCGGCAATTAGATTAGCACAAGGAGGTTTGGCTCCTGGAGGTGGTAGCAAGGATACCTTTCAGAACAACACACCAACATTTGCCTTTAACGAAACCGGAAAGGATTGGCGTGTCAGAATAAGTGTACACCCTAATTCAGGAGTGTTATATCGTGAAGATGGTGCAAGTGTGCTTGCACCACTATATGCCACTGATGGTGTCATTTTTCCGTATGTTCCTCAATTACAGATGTACCATAGAGCAAATTATAATACATCCGACATTACTCATAGCAACTATAAGAATTACTTTTACCAAAACAGCGAAGTACAAGAAATACAAATTACTGGAGAGTTTTCTGCACAATCTCCTGCTGATGCCGAATATGTGCTTGCGGCAATAACATTCTTTAGAGCCGCTTCAAAAATGTTTTATGGTGATAGCGGAAAATATCAAGGTTCACCGCCACCTGTTTTGTATCTTGATGGTTATGGACCACACTATTTACCGCACGTTCCCTGTGTGCTCACCAGTTTTAACCATACTATGCCTAACGATGTAGATTATATTGAAGTAGACATGACAGAGAAATCAACAACGGCTAGTGCAAGCGGTAGCTTCACTAGAATACCTACTGTGAGTTCAATATACGTTGCACTACAACCAATTTACAGTAGAGCAAGACAAAAAGAATTTAATTTTGATGCCTTTGCTAGAGGGGACCAACTTAATAAAGGATTCTTATAATGGCAAACATCAAGTATTCAGAAACAAGCCCATACGCTAAAACTGACAAGTTTGGTAAATTTTTAGACGTTATGACTAATCGTCCTATTACTACTAAGTCCGACGATGTTTATTATGAAATTGACTCTGTTTATGAATATCGTCCGGACGTATTAGCATTTGACTTATATGGAGACAGTAGATTATGGTGGGTATTTGCACAGCGTAACCCCGACGTTCTTAAGGATCCACTTTTTGATTTTAAAGCTGGAGCGAGGATATATATACCTAAGAAAACTACATTGCAGTCAGATCTAGGAATTTAATTGTGGCCACCGGACAGACCAACACAAATGTACTACACCAGTATGCCAGTTCTACCTATAGAATTACCTGGTACTTATTAAGTAATCAAGACCACGCTGACCTATGTGATAATCCCGACACATTTAGACCACGACATGTTTTAATGAGCAGTGGCGGAGGATATCCAAATCCTGTTAGCTTAAATGCGGCAAGACATCCCGATTTCCAAGAAGATTTTTTTATCAATGACCTGAGAATGACGACTATCGTCGGACTTAATTCTAAAGCAAAAGCCAGTAACGCTATATCAGTTAGTTTTAACGTTATTGAACCGTACGGATTAACCTTACTTGATCGTTTATTAAGCGCCTGCGGATCAGATCCTATAAATTGCCCTAACTACCTAGAACAACCTTATCTATTAGAAATTGATTTTTTAGGCAATGCTGGTGATTTAGCTGACCCGGACAACCCTGACTCTACTAGAGAATTTTTAATAGATAGAAAAAGAATAGCAATTAGATTAATAAGTTTTGCAATTAAGCCAGATGTTGGGGGAACTGTATATAAAATAGATGCTGTACCTTTTAATCATATGGCATTAACTGACTCTGTAGCATCGTGTCCGGTTAATCTTTCAGTTGAGGCAAGCACAGTTGGAGATTTCTTTGGTGACGAAAGTGCAGATGAAGTAGCAAGTATTACTGACAGTAGTGAAAATAGAGCAGAATCTGAATTTAATAAATGGAAGAAGGATCAGCCATTTGGCGGCGCTGGCCTGTCGGAGGATGCTTTAAAATCAGCAAGAGCTCGCTTTGGAGTCATACAACGCACAAATAGTTTTTCTGCCGCTTATAACAATCATTTTAAACAAATTTCTGGACCCGAAGACGAATACCAATTTAAATTCCCTCCAAACATTGTTAAGTTTATAGTTGATGAGAAGTTTTCAAGTAAAAAGATTGTTGATGCATTAGTTACTGAAACGAGAGCCACTCCAATGGATGCAGTAGACGAGCGAGCATCGAAGTCTTGGACCAACGCTCCGTCAATTAAAAATGCTAAAACTGTTCAAATTTTTCAAGTGAATGCAGGAACAAATATTGTGTCAATCATTGACAGGGTAATGACTAGTAGCGAATACATCACAGATCAGCTTCACGATTTTAAAGCGTTTATGGCGTCATTTGGCAACTCGGCTAGCGAACAGCAAGCTCGAAATAACGCATTAAATTCTGGGGCATTTAAGTTTCTAGACTGGTATAAAATAATACCTCAAGTTAAGGTGCAAGATTTTGATGTAAACACACAGGCATATAGTAAATTAATTGAATATCATATTGTACCATATCGTGTTGCTAATCAAAAACACCCCGACTTTGCTAAAGCAAAAATATCTAAAAGCAATATTGCTAGGACTTATAACTATCTATACACTGGTGATAATTCAGATATACTAGACGTTAACATTGATTTTGATGCGGCTTATTTTACAAGTATAACCAGTTACGAATCTCGTAAATCAGAATCTGGCGGTTCAAGCCAAAGTAAACGTGATGGCGGTACAAGTAATCTTCGTAAGTTAGATGATAATCGAAGAACAGACAAGGTCAAGCGAATAGCGCAAAATCCGCCAAATGTAATTCGACCAATTGGTAGTAGACAACAACGGTACGGCCAATTGAATAAAGTTGATGATCCTACAAGTATAACTGTTAGTGACTTGGTATCTAGTTTATACACAGAAGCCCGGGGAGATATGCTCAATATTGATCTTAAGATAATTGGAGATCCAGCATTTATAAAACAAGATGATGTTTATCTTAATCCATCATCAAAATTATATAAAGCAACACAGGCACGGGCCGACGATGCGTCAGTGGTCACTAACGACAACGGAACTAGCCAAGTATTGTTTGATATGAGTGAAATATATGTACAGTTGACTTTTAATACTGTTAATGATCTAGATGACGAGACAGGTATATTTGACCCAAATAAAAAATTACAATTACAAATAGGTGAAGTTAACAGTACATTCAGTGGTGCATATAGAGTAATATCAGTTGATAGTAATTTTTCCGATGGGCAATTCACACAAAACTTATTTTTAATCAGAGTATTGGATAATGCATTTGATAGTGCAAACGATCAACCTGCTCCTCCAGCATTCACACAAAACTTTGGAACTACAGGTAGCCCCGGTGTTTCGAGCCCGTTTAAGTTAGTATAATGGAGTATCAATGGCAGATCCAATAAATTCAAAGAAACACGGCGGGATAAACAAACACTATACCAATGAACAGTCTGGTATTAAAATTGACAGTGGCCCTTACATTGGCATTGTAAAGAATAACTCAGATCCTGCTAGATTAGGCAGACTACAAGTTTACATTCCTGACATTGGTGGTGATCCCTCTCAATCAGCAAACTGGTTCACAGTAACCTATGCTAGTCCATTTGCAGGAACAACAATAGGTACAGCATCGCCACAAGAAAACATCGGCAATGAAAAACAAACATACGGGTTCTGGGCAGTTCCGCCCGACCTAGAAAATCAGGTGTTGGTGACTTTTGTTATGGGAGATGCTAGTCGCGGTTACTGGTTTGCCTGCTTGCCTAATGCAGAATCAAGGCACATGACTCCGGGTGTATCTCGACTTCCAGCTGAGAACACAATTATCAAAGATGATCAATTAACAGGTAGACAATTAGATTCAGGGGAAGTATTCTTACCAGCCAGCGAAGTTAATCTAAACAGTAGAGAATCAAGTTTGCGTGGGGATATGTTAACATTGAAAAGAGTTGCACATACCGCCCAATCTGAGACAGTAATACAGCAAGGATTAGAAACAGATTCTATTAGAGGTACAATAACAAGTAGTAGTCAACGAGAAGCACCCAGTAGGGTGTTTGGCTTCAGCACTCCTGGCAGACCCGACCCTGATTTAGCTAACATCTATAGAGATTTAGAAGGCAAAGAAGCCGCAAAGAAAGTAGTTGACGATTATATCAACAATGTTGACACTAGAATAGACAACAATCTAATAAACACTCCTCCAGGACGATCCGGTGGGCATACGCTTGTTATGGATGACGGTGATGTATACGGCGATAACGATTTAGTAAGGCTACGTACTGCTGGTGGGCATACTATATTAATGCACGATACAGAGAATATTATCTATATTACAAATAAAAAAGGTAATGCTTGGATAGAGCTCACAGCCGACGGTGCGGTAAATGTATACAACACGAAATCATTTAGCCTACGCAGTGAAGCCAATGTTAATATACACGCAGACGGAAACGTTAACATACACGCAGGCGACAGCATTAATTGTTTTGCAGAAAAGCGTATAGAAACTGAAACACATATCAAGAGAGAAAAGATCAAGCAACTACACAATATTGACACAGGTAGTTTTGGATTACTTGTAGGAAGTGATACTAGAATTAAAACACTTAACGCACACATCGAGACAGAAAGATTCTTGCGTATGCATAGTGGAACAACCAGTGGTTGGACAGTTAAGAGTGGTGAAATGCAGTTAACTGGTGGTAGTGATATACACTTGAACACAGCAGGTAAAAGTATTCGTGCCCCTGAGAATCCCGAAAGCAATGCCCCATTTGAACAATATCAAAAACAAGATGTTAAATTTGATACCGCTATTAGACGTTGGGTAATAGATGAGGACTCAACACTTGAAAGTATCGCACACTTTACACCAACACACGAACCATGGAGCCGTGAGTCGGGTCCACAGCAACTTAATGATGGCACACTTAAACCTAGTCAACAGCAAAAGGATGAATAATGGCTGACCAAGGTATATTACTATCAAACGCACAGCCATTGAATTCAGATCAGTTGGCTCCTAGAACAACTCTTGGCTTGACAACCACTGCTCCCGGAGTTGGTATTAAAAGTATTAATAATGATGTCCCTGGATTACGCAAAAGAAGTGTTAAAGCATTAATGGCACAAATTGCATATTTAGAAACAGGAGACAACATTGCTTACAGCCAAGGATCAAGATTTGGTAGATATGCAACACATCTCAAGACACTGATCAACTATGGGTACGTAGGCGAAGATGGTGAGACCTGGACGGGCAAAGGTGGCATAGATTCCATAGAAGCATTTTTATTGAGCCGCACAACACAAGATGATGTCATGGAGCGTTTTTTAACAGAGCAGTACACATCTTGTGTAACATCTGGTGTTATGAAGCCTGGGGATAGCAAGGATGTTGTTGGAGGATTACTAGCAGTTGCATATCAATTCCAAGACCATATATCAACTTATCGTACAAGTTTTTTTGTCCCCAACGAAAAATTTTCTATTGCTAGTGTAAGTAGAACCGATAACATTGCTTTTGTTAATACATACCCTACTGCACATACATTAGGCAGTGGTAGACAAGTTGTTGTAGAAACCAGCTCAAACGTTGATTTAAACGGAACTCAAACAGTTGGAAACGTAGTAAGTCAGTATGTCTTTGACTACACTAGTACTGGTGGTAATATTGCATCAACAGTTGATACCGGAACAGTAACTAGTTCTGCAACTTATCCTGTAACCAGTATTGGAAGTGCCGATAGAACATTTTCAACATTATGGGAAGCAAACACAGTATTTGACACCGACAGTATTATTGTAATTAACAATGTTGTATATAAAGTGTTAGGAAATGTTTTTGCAGACACATCTGCAAATATTAATCCTTCAAACATAGAAGAATTTGGAGTGCCCAATGGCGGAACAGTTAGTGATGTTACACTAAACTCTAATAGATCTTTATTTTCACAAGGTACACTAGTGCAGGTTAACGGTGCGTCTTCGTTTAACGGAATATACGAAATACATACCATTACAGACACTGACAGTAATACAACATTTAGACTAGGTAAAGCTATCTCAAGTAACGTTGCATCAGGTAGTGTTTCAAAACTACGTAACGTAGACCTTAGTTATGTAATTACTAGAACATCAAACTTAGCAACACAACTATCAAACACCTTAGGTTACCTAGGCACAGCAGACAGTGCTTATCAAAACTATACCGATAGCGGTATTGGTGATTTATTAGAAGATTTTACAATAACCTCAACCACACCGCTTGAACAAAGGCAACTATACTCTTTGGCTGAAGACCTAAATAGTAGCGCACTAACAGTGACTAAATTAGTGCAATCAGCATTATTTTCTAACATTGACGGATTAGTAAAACAACGAGCAATAACTTCAGCAGTAGCAAGTATTACATCATTTAATACTAAAATTGTTACTACATACAATTCATTAATTTCAAGTAAAGTTAAAGATTGGAGATTAAAAGGTGACTTGATTGTCGATAGTCAAGGACGCCCAGGTTCGTTATTTTATAATGCTGGACGATATGCGGTAAAAACACTAGGAGCAGACATCAGTGTTTAATCAAATTGAACAAGAAAAAATAAAAACATTTTTGGGTGCAATGTTTGGTGTAAGTCACGATATTGATATAGATCAAATCATTGAAAAGTTGCGATGGTCCTGCGCAGTATCGCCTAAGGATGGACGAAATGACATATTAGGATATATCACAGTATTTTGTCAGTTTGCCGATGCACCAAATCCTGCAGTGGCTACAGCAGAGTTTAGATTCAACCCTGCAATTGAAGATAGTCAAGGAAGAAACCCAGGAGAGTACTTCCTTGCTGGTCAGAGATTATTAGCGGAGTAAATATACATATGAGCACACGATACAAAGGTTTTAGTACTGTTGATAGAATTAAGAAATTTAATCTTAATGATATTGAAATAGTAAAGAGAGACTTGATTAATCACTTCACTATAAGAAAAGGTGAAAAATTAATGAATCCAGACTTTGGCACAATCATCTGGAGTATGCTCTATGAACCAATGACAGAAGATGTTAAAAGTGTTATCATCTCAGATGTAAAAAGAATTGTAAACTACGACCCAAGAACTAAAGTACTTGGTGTTCTAATAGATGAGTTTGAACACGGTCTGCAAATACAAATAGATTTAAATTTCCTCCCCGGAAACTTCGCTGATAAACTTGTATTAGACTTCAATTCTAATACAGAAGAACTTACTGTTTTATAATAATAGCCGTTTTTAAATGCCATAAATACTGAATATAGGTATTGATTACATATGGCTACTACTACACGACAGACCAGTTTACTAGTTCAACAAGATTGGACTAAAATATATCAAACATTCAGAGATGCTGATTTTCAAAGTTTTGACTTTGAAACTATTCGCAAATCAATGATTGATTACTTGCGCACATATTACCCAGAAGACTTTAACGACTTCACAGAATCAAGTGAATACATTGCATTGATCGACTTAATTGCATTCTTAGGACAAAGTTTAGCCTACAGAACAGATTTGAATGCACGTGAAAACTTTTTAGACACAGCCGAACGCCGTGACAGCATATTAAAATTAGCTAAGTTAATCAGCTACAATCCTAAACGTAACATTCCTGCATCAGGATTCTTAAAATTCCAAAGTGTAACTACAACAGAAAATCTGTTTGACAGCGAAGGTAACAACCTAAGCAATACAAGTATTAATTGGAATGATAGTACCAACGAGAATTGGTTAGAACAATTTACTGCTGTACTAAATGCTACATTACTAACAACACAGGCCATTGGTAAACCTGGAGGCACTAAAACATTTAATAGTGTTAAAACAGACGAATATGGTATTAGACTCATTAATAACATTATACCTGTACAACCATTCACTGCATCCATTGGTGGCAACAACACAGTATTTGAAGTAGTTAGCCCAACAACAGCTGACTATAATTATGTGTATGAAAGATCTCCTAGTCCAACTGGACAATTTAACTTTTTATACAAAAACGATAACCAGGGCAACGACTCCAACAATACAGGATATTTCTTTTACTTCAAACAAGGTTCGTTAAAAAATCTTGATTTTGCAATAGGAGAGAGTTTACCAAATCGTGTAGTAAATGTCAACTTTGACAATATTAATAACAATGATGTCTGGTTGTATAGTACAACCACATCAGGCAACGTAGATACAGAATGGAAAAAAGTTCCTGCGGTAAATGGCGTAAATGTGATCTATAACGACGATGCTGAAAGAAATTTATACAGTGTTTCTACTAGAGCAAATGATCAAATTGATTTAGTATTTGGAGACGGTTCATTTACTAACATTCCGAGGGGGTCATTTAGAATATTCTATAGACAATCTAATAATCTTACATATAAGATTACTCCAGAAGAAATGTCTAGTGTAACAGTTAATATTCCATATCGTTCCAAGACAGGCCAAACAGAAACACTTACTGTTAGAGCAAGTTTACAGTACACAGTTACCAATGCTACTGCTAGAGAAACACTCGATGAGATTAGAACTAAAGCACCGCAACAGTACTATACACAAAACCGTATGGTGTCTGGCGAGGATTATAATGTTTTACCTTACACCACTTTTAGCACAGTACTAAAAGCAAAGGCAGTTAATAGATCCAGCTCTGGTATCAGTAGATACCTTGATGTGATTGATGCTACAGGAAAATATTCTAGCACAAACATATTTGCTGAAGATGGAAGAATATACAAACAAAATTCTACTGCACTAGAAAATTTTCAGTTTACTAGCACAAGCGAAGTTAATTTTATTGTGCAGAATACTGCACAACCTCTTATATCAACAACCGAGGTTAAAAACTTATACTACGAAACAGCAACCAGGCAGACCCCCACAGCAACATGGACTCAGTTAACAAACAGCAGTGGCCGAAGCACCGGTACTTTTTCATCTGACAACTACACATACCTAACCCAAGGTGCTCTTGTTAAATTTACAGCACCAGCTGGTAAGTTTTTTAATGCACAAAATCAATTGGTTACAGGTAGCGTTGAAACAGAATATCAACGTACAAGTATATGGGCAAGTATAATAAGTTACCCAACCCCTGGTATTGGCAATGCTATACTAAGCGTAGTAGTACCAAGTACAGCGATAGTATCGCAGGTCATTCCGGTATTTAAAAGCAGTTGGAGTACTACACTTATAACCAGTATTATTAATAATATCTTAAGTTATAAGACGTTCGCACTTCGCTACGATGTTACTGATACTGAATGGACTATCATTGACGAATCCAACATTGGTACTGGCGATTTTAGTTTATCAAAAGCTGGAGACATCACAGGAACTGGGTTAGATAATTCTTGGTTTTTAAAATTTGCATTTGACAATCAAGAGTATACAATTACTTCTCGAGGATTGAAGTATTTCTTTGAGAGTACTAGAGAAACAAGATTTTATTTTGACCCAGATGCTAAAGTATATGATTCTCGTACCGCAACTACTAAACTAGATGCTATTAAAATTTTAAGAACTAATACCAACCCCGATGATGCTAATAGTATCTTTTATAGTCAAAGTTGGAGAATAGATAATCGTGTATTGGGAGCCGACGGTATTGAAGATAACAGAAAAATACTTGTAAAGTTTCCTGATGATAATTTAGATGGTGTTCCTGATGATCCTGACTTATTCTTAAATTTTGTTGCGCCATCGGTCAACCCAGAAAACAAGTTTGTATACTTTAAACAAAGTACAAGCGAAACAAGTTTTTTACAGTATGATCCTATTTTGCGTGTAGAAGTTGTGTCAAGTTACACAACAGAAACAGAAATCTTAAACAATATTACACTTTATGCAAATGGTACAATTTTTTATGCTACTAGCGAAGACAAATTTTATCAGTCAAGTAACTCAACACTAACTCTACTAACAAATTATATTGCTAGAATAGGAAGAGAAAGTGTGTCGTTCCAGTACACTCATAATAGTCCTAACAATAGACGAATTGATCCAAGTCCTAATAACATCATTGATCTTTATTTGTTAACCAAGAGTTATAGTGATGAGTACAGCGCATATATTACTGACTCAACGAATACATTAACTGAGCCGGTTGCTCCCACAAGTGATGACCTAAGAACAGATTACAGTACAATAGAAAACTTTAAAACTATTAGCGATAGTCTAATTTACAATGCGGCAACATTCAAGCCATTATTTGGAAGTAAAGCAGACCCAGCACTTAGAGCAACGTTTAAAGTAGTTAAAAATCCTAATGTTAATATCAGTGACAACGAAGTGAAGAGTTTAGTAATTTCCAGCATCAATGAATACTTTAATATTAATAACTGGGAATTTGGCGAAACATTTTATTTTAGTGAACTAAGTGCTTACTTACACAGCGAGCTCACTCCAAATGTTAGTAGCATTATTATTGTGCCTGACACAGGAACAAATAGTTTTGGTACGTTATATCAGATCAATGCCGAAGCCAACGAGATACTAACTAGTGCGGCAACAGTAAGCGATGTACAAATTATATCTGCTATCACAGCAGGACAACTTAATAGGGTATAGAAAGGTAGCACATGGCTGTAATTAAGACTCATCAGTTTTTACCTAGTGTTTTTCAAACTGATACTAATAAAAAGTTTTTAAATGCTACAGTTGATCAGTTAGTCAATGAACCGCAACTTAAAAAGATAAACGGCTATATTGGTAGAAAGTTAGCACCTTCTTATAAGGCAAATGACAGCTATATAACAGAAGGTGATGTAAGTAGACAAAACTATCAACTTGAGCCTAGTGTAATTGTAAAAAATCGTTTATCTAATTCAGTTGATTTTTCTACGACCTATCCAGACATTGTTAATAAGATTTCATATTATGGCGGACATACTAACAATCATAATAGATTGTTTGACAGCGAATTCTATTCATATGATCCAAGAATTGATTTAGATAAGTTTGTAAACTTTAGTCAATATTACTGGTTACCTCTTGGCCCCGACCCTGTACAGGTTACTTCTAATAATGTAAGTATGAAGAAAACTTACACAGTAACCTATAACCCAATTAATAATGCATACGAATTCTCAGACAACGCTAACGTGCCTAATCCAAGTATTACGCTGGCCCGCGGAGGCGTGTACGAGTTTGTTATAAACGAACCTAACAATAATTTCTTTATTCAATCTAAGCCAGGTAAAGATGGTACAGATCCTGACCAGAGTAATCTTACAACACGAACAGTATTTGGTGTAACCAATAACGGAACCGACAGCGGCACAGTAACATTAACTGTACCGTCATCTACAGCACAAAACAGATTTACTAGTATGCCAACTGCAAAAGTTGTTAGCTATGCAACTAGTTTGGCATTTAATCAAGTACAAGGCGCGAAACCGCAAGAACTAATAGACAACTATGGCGGAATTGACGGGCCTGTAAAATATTTAGATGGCTCTACCGTTGTTTTTGTTAATGTTGAATATATTGACGATGCTTTTTGGGTAGATACAACCAGGACTGTAAGTGGTGTAGTTTATTTTGATCAAAGTAATTTAATACCATTAAGCGATCGAACAAATGTTTATACCATCTCAATTACCCCCGACGAGGATGGCAACGATCGTATATTATTGTTGTCAGAATCAAGTGTATCTGAAGATACAAAAGTACGTATAAAGGGTGGCGCATTTAACGCTAGTAGAGAATACTTTGCAAGATCACAAGTGTTTGAACTAGTACCATATATTACTGCACCACTAACAACACTTTACTATCAAAGTAGTCAAGATCCTGATGCAGTAGGTTTTATTAACATAATAGATCCCGCAACAGATAGTATAGATCCTGCGGTAGACATCATTGGAAAAACAAATTATACCAGTCCGAACGGAATAGTTTTTACCAATGGTATGAAAATATACTTTGATTCATCTGTACCGGCAGCTTTCCGTAACAACTACTACTACGTTGAAGGCGTTGGTTCCAGCATTAGGCTTATATCTGAATCAGAACTTATTAGCGTTGAAACACTTAATGATAGTTTTGTTGTGTCAGGAGGACTAGGATATAAAGTTGATGATCGAGTTACCATCCAAGGCGGCACATACACAACTGCCGCGGTAGCAGTTGTAGACACTATTACACAAGACACAGCAACAGCAACAGCAACAATCAACTCCACCAATGGATCTATTACAGCTATAACAATAGTAAACGGCGGAAGTGGATATTTAACTGCCCCAACAATTACATTTAGTAATCCGTTGCCTGGTGGAACTACAGCCAGTGCCACAGCGACAATAACTAATGGTGTAGTAACTAGCATCAGTATAGTAAGTAGTGGTAGTAACTATGAATTTCCTCCTACTATAACTTTATCAGCACCTGAATCAGGACCTATTGCTACTTTTCATATTAAACAAAGAGGAGCATATAGTGTACTACCTACTAATCCAGTGTCAGTCACAGGCGGAACCGGAGTAGGTGCTAGGTTAGAGGTATACCTGCAACCTGAATTTGCAAACTACATTACAATCAACAGATCAAGTCTTGACCGTAATCCGTGGAGTCGTGGTAATCGTTGGGTGCATATGGAAGTAATACAAAGAACGGCAGTATATAATAACACTGATGTGGTGTATGACCAAACAAAACGTGCCCAGAGACCTATTATAGAATTTGAACCAGATTTTAATTTGTATAACTTTGGTGCAGTTGCTAAGTTACCAATTGATATTCTTGATACTACTATAGAGCGAGCATTCCAGGAAATTCAAGGCAAGGTCTGTATTGATACTACAGTATATGAAGTTAGTAGCACACTAACATTAACACACGGTGATAGAGTTGTTTTTGCCAACGACGAAGATAATACTGTACGAAATAAGATCTTTACGTTTACCATTGAAAAGGCAATTGACAATCCTAGTGATGTTTATAAGGCTTACCTAGTAGAAGCAGATGATGCTTCTGTCCTTGACAACAATACAGTACTAGTTTTGTCGGGAACAAATGGTGGCAAACAGTGGCACTTCAACGGTACGTCATGGACAGTTTCACAGCAGAAAACTAGTACATCTCAAGAACCTTTGTATGATATCATTGACGACAAAGGTATTAGTTTTGCCAACGGAACCACTTATACAGGAACAACATTTACAGGAAATAAGATTTTTTCTTATAAGAGAGGAACTGGAACCAATGATCCTATTATAGGTTTTCCGTTAAGTTACAAGAACTTTGTCAACCAAGGCGATATTGAATTTGAAAATAATTTTGATAATCAATCTTTTACTTACTTAACAGGCAATAGTGTAGTTGAAACGGTAAACATTAATGCTGGATATCTGCAGAAAAATATTTCAGAGTCTACATGCACAAGAACAAACGTGTGGCAAATTGCAAAGACATTTAGTAAACAATTTCAAATTTATGATTATGTGTACGACGGGGTAACAAACTTATTTGCTATTGATAGTTTACCTGACACAAGTACAAATTTTCCGCACATAAAAGTTTATGTAAACAATAAAATTATAGCTAACACTGATTTTGCAACAGGTACTGTAGTAGATAAATTTGCAGTGTTAGTCAACCCAGATCTTATAAGTAAAAATGATGTTATTTTTATTGCAGTGTTTAATCAACTTACCCCAGCTGGTAAAAATTCTTTTTACGAAGTACCAATTAACCTTGACATCAATACCTTAAACAAGAATCTTTCTACATTAACATTGGGTCAAATGCGTAATCATTTGATTTCATTGAAAAATCATAGTTTAAATGTTGTTGGAAAAGTACCAGGTAGTAACAATCTAAGAGATATAACATATAAAAATACCTGTGGAAGTATTCTTCAGCACAGTGCACCAATGGTGTATTCAGGATTATTCCTAAATCACCCTACTATGAATTTTGTAAATTCTATACGTTTAGCCAATAGAGAATTTACAAAATTTAAAAATAAATTTTTAGAAACAGCAGGGTTAATTGAGATTGATAGAACTGATCCTGCAACAAGTGTTGACCAGATATTAACACAGATGCATTCTGTAAAGAACAGCTCTTTCCCGTGGTACCAGTCTGATATGATTCCGCACGGTGAGGATAATATTACTAGACTTCCACAAATTGAAATACTTGATCCTGAGCTTACAAGTTACGAAATCACTAGTATCTTTAATGATAAGACTCCTAGCAATAAAGCAGTTCTTATCTATCTCACAAGAACAGTTGATAATGTAACAACTAAGACATTGCTGGTTAAAGATAGAGATTACACATTTAGTCAAACTAGACCTGCTGTAACTTTTACAAGTTCCTTTAGACTACTGTTTGGCGATAAGATTAACATTGTTGAATATGACGATACATCAGGCAGCTTTGTTCCTGAAACCCCTTCAAAGATGGGAATGTATCCTAAGTTTGCGCCTGAGAAATATTTAGATAACACACTACGCACACCAGCATACATGATTCAAGGTCATGATGGGAGTTTAACTCCTGCGTTCAACGACTTCAGAGATGATCTACTAATTGAACTTGAGCGTAGAATTTATAACAATATTAAAGTTGACTACGATGTAAACACATTTAATATCGACGATTATATGCCCGGTAAGTTTAGAGTAACAGACTATACTAGAACAGAATTTAATCAGGTATTAAGTCAAGGTTTCCTAGCCTGGGTAGGTACAAACAGACTAGATTTTACAACTAATAGTTATTTTGTTAGTAGCGATCCTTTTACATGGAATTACAAAGAATTTAGAGATGTTATCAATGGCGAGAGTTTACCAGGAACATGGAGAGCATGTTATCGCTACTTCTACGACACAGACCGCCCACATACTCACCCATGGGAGATGTTAGGATTCAGTGAAAAGCCAGACTACTGGCAAGATCGTTACGGACCAGCTCCATACACAGGTGGCAATAATACGTTATGGAGTGATCTAAGTTTAGGTTATATACATAGCGGGCCAAGACAAGGATTTGATCAACGATATGCTAGACCAAATTTATCACAGATTATTCCAGTAGACGACAACGGAAATCTTCGTAGCCCAGAATCTATTTTAGTGTCAGACTTTGACAGCAGTAAGGCAAATACAAGTTATGCTGTTGGTGATATTGGTCCAGTTGAATTAGCCTGGCGTCGTAGCAGTGAGTTTCCATTTGCTACGATTCTAGCATTGGCATTAACAAAACCAGCAAGATTCTTTGCATTGCAAGCAAATGTAAACAATTATCTAAGAAATTCTTTTACTGGCCAGTTTGAAGTAAGTGAAACTTCTCAACACCTTTCGCCAACAGCCTTGCATGTAAATGGGTATGTTAATTCAGCTGGAGCAACAGTTTATACTGCTGGATACTTAAACTGGATTAAAGATTATATTGTTAACCTTGGTGTAACAGATGCACCAACAACTATAATTAATAATTTAAAAAATCTAGACGTAAGGCTAACTTACAGAATGTCTGGTTATACCGACAAAAGATTTATCGAACTATTAGCTGAGCAAAACAGTCCTAGCAGTATTAATGACAGTGTGGTGATACCTGAAGAAAATTATAGATTAGATCTATACAAAGGATCTCCTATCAGTAAAATAACATATAGTGCTGTAATTGTAAACAAGAGCTCAAATGGTTATACAGTAAGTGGTTACAATTTAACTGATCCTTATTTTAATATTATCCCTAGTCTTATTAATAACAATGCATATAGTATTACAGCTGGTGGAGTTCAAGGAACTGTTTATAGAGACGCCCAAAAAACAACAACGTCAATTCCGTATGGTTATGAATTTAATACAAGACAAGAAGTTGTTGAATTTTTAGTAAGCTATGAAAGATATCTTAAACTTCAAGGTTTCTTATTTGATGACAGAGACTATTCGTTAGCTGAACAAAAAGATTGGATATTAAGTTGTAAAGAATTTTTACATTGGTCCTCACAAGGATGGAATAATGGTAACATTATAACACTTAGCCCAGTATCAACACTTCTTAAAGTTTATAACAAACGTGCAACTGTTGACGCAATAAAGAATGTACCAAATGGTAGCAGAGTATTAGACATTAACTTTAAACCTATTGTAAAGAATAATTTCTCTGTATACAGAGAAGACAATCAATTTACTCTACAATCTAATAGAGATCAGACAGTAGGATTTGCTGAGTTTGATTTAGTACAATACGAGCATTTATTATTACTAGATAACGTTACGGTGTTTAATGACGTTATCTACGTACCAGAGTTAGGTAACAGACAATATCGATTAAAACTTGTTGGGCACAAGACAGACTCATGGAACGGTAGCTTAGAATTACCTGGATTTATGTTTAGTAGTGATAATGTTGATCTATGGGGTTCAGGAATTGATTATCTTAAAGGATCAATAGTAAAGCATAAGGATTTATTCTACACAGCATTAGAAAATATTACAGCATCAACTGATTTTCAGACCGCTAAATGGAAGCAGATAGACAAGTCAGACTTACGTAGTGGCATGATACGTAATTTTGCTACAAATGCTTGGTTAGGAACATCGTTCTATGACATAGATAATCAGCCTCCCAACGAAGACATTCAGCTATTCAGCAATGGCCTAATAGGGTTTAGAGAGCGTGATTATTTTACTAATCTTGGTATTGATGTTACTACACAAAGTAAGTTTTATCAGGGTTTAATAACACAAAAAGGAACAGTAAATTCTATCAACGCACTTGCAGGAGCTCAGTTTGGTAATCTTGACAGTAATATTGATTGGTACGAAAACTGGGCTGTTAGAGTTGGCGAGTATGGATCATTAGAAACTAATCAATTTACTGAGTTAGTACTTGACGAAGCCCAAATTGAAAGCAACCCTCAGCCCGTACAACTAATTGATAGCAGTGTTCAAGCTGAGCCAGGAGTAGTAACTTTAACTGAACGTGATGTTTATAAAATTTCAAACGAATATCGAGCAAACTTCTTAAGAACAGAAGATCGTGGTACCCCTAGTGAATTACGATCTCTACCGGTTGCTGGATTTGCTAATCTGTCTGACATTGATGCTACATTATTTGACCTTAATAACTTTAAGAGTTTGACAAATATTATTGATAAAATTGGCACAGGTTATAAGATTTGGGTAGCGAGAGATTTTAACAACGAATGGAATGTATATAGAGCAAGTTATATCGATGGGCTAGTCTTTACAATGAGATTTATTGCAGATGATATTGTTGAGGTTATCTTTAACGCTAATCACGGATTGGTTAAAAACGATATAATTGTTATTAAGTTGTTTGATGATAGATTTGATGCTGTGTATAAAGTAGAATCTATTGTTGATTCAACAAGATTTAGAATTGCAATGCATCAGAATCTGGACGCCATTGAAAAAGAGTCAGTGGTTGTTGCCAGCGGCACACTTTACAAATTAACAAGTGCAAAAATAAATTACCCAACAGATATTAACAACGCTATGCCTGTCGAAGGATGGATTAAGAATGACAAGGTTTGGGTTGAGAACTTAGATGCCGACGGCAATTGGGCAGTATATAACAAAACCGATCCATGGACATATAACAGTACAGCAGAGTTAGACCCAAGTAAACTAAGTGGCAACGACAATTTTGGTTATAGCGTTAGCATTGAGCCTGACCTTGCACAGGTTATGTATGTAGGGTCACCGGGCTCGGGTGCAGGTCGAGTAAACGAATTCTTCAGAGGTACTACAAACAATTGGTCATTATCTACTGGGTTTAGAAGTAGCAGTACCGGTGTTGATAGTTTTGGAGAAACAGTTGTTAACGGAAATGGCATAGTAGCTATAAGTGCACCAGATAGTTCTAGTGGCAAAGGTTACGTATATGTTTACAAAGAAGGCATCCTACAACAAATTATAACTGATATCAATGGTTCTAGTCCAAACGATCGTTTTGGATCAAGTCTTGCTTTGAGCAGAGACGGACTGTATCTATATGTTGGTGCTGAAGGAGCAGATAAGGTATTTTGTTACAAATTATCTACTAGAACAGCACGAGGCCCAGAATCTCTTCCAGTTTTACGATACGTACTGACATTAGATGCAAACATAAGTGTGAGTGTTGGAGATTACATTACTCATGCTGTTCCATCAACTATGGGAACAGCGAATGCTACAGTAGTTTTTGATAGTACAAGAGATTTAACAAATACAAACGTTATTGTAGTTACAGGTAACGTTACGGAATTCAGCTCAAACTTATTAGCTATCAATAGCGCCAACTCAGCCGCATCATATACAAGTGCAGTTATAGACAGTGCCACTACAACATTCAGTAATGTTACATTAGCAGTAAGTGACCCAACTGAAGTTATTGTTTATTCACAGCTACGTGCTGTTGAATATGTACCAAAAGTTGAATATGAATTTAGCGGGAACACTATAACATTCACAAGCGCACCTGGACTTAACGAAGCAATACAGGTTTTCCAAAGAGAAAACTACTATCAGAAGATTTTTGAAATAAACGGGAACGCAAGTACAAACTTTGGTTCGAGTTTAAGTACTAACAGAGACGGAAGTGTGATAGCAATTGGTGCAGACAAGAGTATTGTAGGTACGCAAGGCAACGAAGGATTATCTTACATATATCATAGAACAATTACAGAGTTCTCAACCGACGGTATTACTTCTACATATACCGCTCCTGATGCACTCAATTCGTCATATCGTGTTACACTCAATGATGTGGAGTTAGTAGACGGTGCTGATTACTACACTGTGTCTCCATCTAGTGTTCAGTTTGGTGCGTTTACTGTTCCTGTAGCAGGACAAATTCTAAGAATAGAAACCAATCAATTTGTTGAGGATCAAATTATTACTCCGAGCCAAACTGGAGTAAATGGACAACGTTTTGGTACTGATATTGCTCTCTGCGGAACAGGGTGCAATTTATACGCCAGTGCTCCGTCGTATTTTAAGTATGGTTATTCTTCTGGTGCAGTTTATAGATTAGTAAACGTAGGACGAGTTTATGGAAACATAACAGGTACAGTTTCTAATGCTACTGTTACTGCTGGTGATTCTATTATTATTAACGATAGATCTGTTAAATTCTTAGGTGGCGGACTAGATACCGTTGTACGAGACATTAATGCTAAGAATATTCCTGGTGTAACAGCCAGCAACACACTAGTGTTTGTTTCAAATGTTACTACAGGAGAAGTTGAGTCACATTGGCGTTTAGGCCTAACAAGTAATGTTGCGGTTGCTAACGAAAAACTTAATATTAAACCAGCGTCAACAGGAACAGCACTAACTGATCTAGGTATAGAGATTTACAAGCATACTCAAGTTATCGAACATCCAAACAAAATTGGAGAAAAATTTGGAACAGCAATTGGACTAAGTCAAGGTTACGGAAAACTAGCAATTGGTAGCGAGGGTGCTGACATTGAAATACCAACTACATTTGATTCTAATAGAGAAGAAACAACATTTGATAGTTTAGGAACAAAGTTTGTACTTATTGCTAAAGATACTGGTGCAGTGTATATGTACGACTTAATGCCAAATCCGTTTGAGTCTGAAGATAACCCATCAGTATTTGCATTCAGTCAGAAGTTAATTGCCGCAGGAGTCCAAACCGGATACAACTTCGGTGCTGATATTGACTTAGTCAACGACATCATGGTAATTGGTGTTACAAATGATGCTAATATTGTTGTAGGTGGCGGAAGTGTTTATAGCTATTATAATGAAAATAGTAAACCAGGTTGGACTTTATTAAGATACAAGGAACCAAGAGTCGCTACAGATGCAATTAATAGTGCATTTATATATAATAAAGATACTAAACAAATTCTTAGCTTCCTGGATATCCTTGACCCTGCTAAAGGCAAGTTACTTGGAATCGTTGACCAAGAATTAGATTATATAGAAGAGTTTGATCCTGCATCGTATAGCACTGCAACAGCCGCAAATACTATTGTTAATAACTCATTCTACTGGAGTGATAAACACGTAGGTCGTTCCTGGTTAGATACTGGGCAGTTAAGTTTTATTGACTACGAGCAAGACACACTCGTATACAGAAGTAAAAATTGGGGCGGGTTATTCCCAGGTAGTACCGTTGCAGTCTACGAATGGGTAGAGAGCGAATTTTTACCTAGCCAATATACTGCTAACGGTGGTAATGGCACTCCGAAGCATGTAGATGATTCTGCCTTCACACAGATTACCACTGTAGATCCTGTAACAGGAATTATTGTTAATAAATTTTATTATTGGGTAGGGAATAAAACAAGTGTTGATCCTATCACAGCAAAACGAACTTTAAGTGTCAGCTCGTTAGAAAATTATATTACAAATCCTAAGGATCAAGGCATACCATATATTGCTCCTTTAGCACCAAATAGTCTTAATTTATATAATATTTCTGACAGCACAGTAGGAAGTGATGTTATTCTACATGTTGATACTTCAACATCTAAAAATCCAAACTTAATTCACAGTGAGTTTGAATTAATACAGCAAGGCAATTCTATTTCAAACATTCCTAATAGAATAATTGCAAAACTACGTGACAGTTTACGAGGATTAGATGCATCTGACAATATAGTGCCAGATCCGTTATTAAATGTACAAGATAAAATAGGTATACTATCAAAGCCAAGACAAAGTATTTTTGCAGATAGAACAAAGGCTTTAAAAACTTACGTTACTGAAGTTAATAGCATCCTTAAAAATTATCCTACTTTATTAACTACAACACCAAATGGATTATATACCGAAGAAGCTTTTCCAACACAATACGATTCGCAAGTTGCATCGTTTACAGAAATTAGCTTCTTAGATACAACAGGCTTTGCTGATGGATACAAAATCCTTATCCCTGAGGATAGCCGATATGACAATCGTTGGAGTTTGTTTGAATTTAACGGAATTACAAGAGAATTTGATTTAATAAGATCACAAAGTTATAAAACAAAACTATTCTGGACTACCAAAGATTGGTACGATGCAACTTATATAGTAGGTAATGACATTCATCACACTGTTAACACATACGGAGATATTCAAAAGCAAACACTATCTACAAGTGACTATGTTAAAGTTCTCAATGATGGATCAGGTCGTTGGTTAATTTACCGTTATGAAAGCACAGGGGAATTAACATTAATTGCGGCACAGAATGCATCAATTCAATTCAACAGTAGTTTATACGATACTACAGTTTCATCTGGATATGATAGTGCTGTGTTTGACGCAGAGGCCTGGGATAGTCAAGCAACAATTGAAATAGGTAAGATCTTTGACAGCGTTTATCAAGAAATATTAATAAACAGTTTCGCTAAAGAATTTAACAATCTTTTCTTTGCATTAGTTAATCATATATTTGAAGAGCAGAAAAGTCCAGATTGGATTTTCAAGTCTGGATTCATCGATGTCTACCATAACTTACGAACATTAGAGGAAATACCAAATTATAGTAGAGACAATCAAAATTTCTATGAAGATTATATTAATGAAATAAAACCTTATAGAACTCAATTACGTGAATTTGTTCCTACATATAGTAAGACTGACGAAGCAACAGGCAATTGGACAGACTTTGATATACCAGCAAGGTGGTTTGCTGATGAAAGTACAATGCGTTCTCCAAACATTCAGATAAGCTCAGATAGTACTTTCTTTACTAAAGATTTATACAAGCCATACGCTGACAATTATAAATTTAAAATTAGTGATATCATAGTTGGTAATGCAGGTGTACGATATACTTTGGCCCCCAATGTTGAAATATCAGGTGGTGGCGGGTCTGGTGCCGAAGCAGTTGCTACAGTCAACCCAGCATCCGGAACAATCACTAGCATTACTATGACTAAGCCAGGTTCGGGATACACTAGCATACCTACTGTTGTTATCAACGGAACAGGCGAAGGTGGTACAGCATACGCTATTCTAAATAATGAGTACGACACTAGTGGAAGTTACAACACTGTTAGATCAATTGATAGTACAATTAAATTTGATAGAATTTCCTATACAAGTAATGTAACACAATGGAAAGCTAATACAGCATATCCAGACACTATCGTGGTTAACGGAAATAATGCTAACTGTTTCGATCTTAATAGGATTGAGTACAATAGTTACATAGGGGTGGGCTCACAAGATATTGATGTGACTGACGTTTATTTTAAACCAGACGGTACTAAGATGTATGTAACCGGTAACAATACCGATAGAGTATACGAGTATACTCTTACTACACCATGGGAAGTTAATACAGCAAGTAATGTTGCTATCGCTAACCTCGCACCGCAAGACTCAAGTGTACAAGGATTGTATTTTAGGGAAGACGGATATAGAATGTACACTGTTGGTATTACAACAGATGCTGTTTACGAATATAGACTAGCAACACCATGGAGTGTGAACACAGCCGCTAATATTTCAGTTAAGAGTATTGTAAGCGAAGAGGCAAGTGCTCGTGCTGTTGAATTTGATAATCATGGTACTAAAATGTATATTCTTGGTACCCTTGGTGATACTGTTTATGAATATGATCTAACCATACCTTGGAAAGTAAGTTCAGCAAGTTATAGCTCACGTAGTTTATATGTTGGCGGGGAAGAAAATATACCAACAGGTATGCGTTTTAGGGAAGATGGTAGAGAACTTTATATTACTGGACAGCAGTACAACAAAATATGGAGTTATGTATTAACTACACCTTGGGATGTAAGTACAGCATCATTACATAATTCAGCTGATGTCAACACGACACAACCAACCGGTCTTTATATTAGAGCCGACGGAACACGGTTGTTTGTTGCTGATCCAATTAGTGATTGGGTACAACAATATAACTTTAATACTGATGGAATAATTCCTATAGAAGGTAATTTGTATATTACCAGCGGTAACATTATATTCTATAACAATACAGCATACTTGGCAACTAATGCTAACGTAAGTTCACAGTCAGTGTTTGACTTTACACGCTATACAGAAATAGGTAGCGGTAATGTGTTACTTAATGCCGCTGATAGAATTACAAGTTACTATGTTCCTAGTTACGGGCGACCAGCAAAAGATTTAGATCAATTAATGTTTGGGGCAACTTACCCGGGAAATAAAGTACTTGGAAAAAATTTCACATCAAATAGTTTTACACTTACAAGTAATGTAATCAGTTTTAATTATACTGGTCATAAAATTACTAGTGCTAACACACAGCAAGTTGACTTTATTGATGCAGGTTTTAATTTGAATGATCCAATTAAGATTGAAGGCCTGTATGATAATTTTAACTTTGAGAATAATGCAACATTTAGAGTTGTAAGTTTAACACGTGACGAAATGATGCTGGCAGGACAGCCAATTGAAACAACTTCAATATTGCACTTGGGATCCAATGTTACTGTTAATGCAGGTGATTATATAACACAAGCAAATACTACAGCAAATGCACGGGTACTTAATAATCATACCAATTGGGGTAACATTACAATAATACACGAGAAGTACGGATTTACAAATAGCGCCAATGTTATTAGCATTAATGGGGTAGCAACTACAGCAAATGTTGCTGGTGTCAGAAACGGTGAAGGTACAGCTAACGTTAAGATAAGCAACTTGTACATTGACGATCTACTAGATAGCAATATTGTAAGTTTCTACACAGATACAGCAATTGGTACAAGACCAGAAGACATTAACATTGTTGGTGGTTTCTACTTAGATGCTTACAACAGTCACGCACCAGAAGAACTTGTTCCTGGTAGAATGTTTGATGCACTTGAAATGCGTGTGTTTACTAACACAGCATCAAACACTGCAAGTTATGGCTTTAGAGTATTTGAACCAATGAGTGGTAACAGACGCTACTACAGAATTAATGCTAACAGTTCAACGACACTTAGTGCTAACTTGTCTATAGGCGATGTAAACTTGTTTGTTGATGATGCAAGTGTGTTACCAGATCCAGGTGCCGCAGTTGGTATTCCGGGTGAAGTATTCATTAACGGTGAACTTATTCATTACTATCAGAAATACGATGCCGCTAAGATACTAACAGCAAGTACATGGACAGCAAACACAGAATTTGCGACAGACAGTTTAATTACATTTGATAGCAATGTGTTCTTAGTACTAGGCAATGTATATGCTAATGCTACAAGTTACATTGATACAACAAACATTAAGCAAGTTTATGTTAACTCACTATCACAATTACGTCGTGGCGTTGATGGAACTGGATCGCCGGATGTACACACAGCAAATACTCGTGTAGTTGATAGTTCATTGGCACAGATATTACCAAATATTGTACCAACAACTACAACAACACTGACAGGTGAAAAAACAGTCACCGCTAATGTAACATGGCGTGTATCACTAAGTGATACAATTACAGCATTTGTTGGTGATTACATTACAATGACTACTCCAGCAGCCAATGTAAAAGTATTAGGAAATGTCTCAAGTGCTAATGTTGTTGCTGTTCAATTTATTAGTGGTAACTTAACTATTGGAAGCACAGCAAATATTAAAGTTAATGGATTTAGCACTACAGCAAACGTTACAGCAATGCAGATACTAGGTGATGTTGAAAGTGACGGAAATGTTAGCGTTACTGGCAAGACAATAACACAGGACTACTTATGGAAAGCATATGGCACTGGTGATACACTAGAGTCTAGCACTACAGAATGGGCTACCTGGATTAAAGATGAGAGGAGTTATACTCCATGATAAATTCCCAGATAAATACTGAAGATACGGAAAATACTAATATGCAAACTCTACCTGAACAATCAGATCTTGAGCGTAAACCCGACGAACAAAGCGGTTTACACGTACAAGGTCATATTAAAATCTTTGACCCAGAGTCTGGGGAAGTATTCATTGACAAGCGCAATGCTATTCACTATGAAAACATCAGTGAAGCAATAGCATATAGCCTTGCCAACAAAGGACAAAGTTACATTTACGAAATGCACTTTGGTAACGGTGGTACAAGTGTTGACCCAACTGGGGTCATTAACTACTTGCCATCAAACACCAATACCAGCAACAGTAACTTGTACAATCCAACCTTTGCTAAAATTGTAGATAACACTAGCGCACTAAATGCTGATTCTACACGTAACAAAATGGAAATTAGACATACACCTGGTAGAGTGTATACAGACATAGTTGTAAGTTGCTTGTTAGATTACGGAGAACCGACAGGACAAAGCGCATTTGATAATTCAACTACCCTTGATGATACATATACTTTTGATGAGCTCGGACTTAAAGCACGTAGTACAGATGGTACAAGTGGATTAGCAACAACAGGTAAACTGTTAACACACGTTGTATTCCACCCTGTACAAAAATCATTGAACAGATTAATTCAGGTTGATTACACAGTTAGAATACAGACATTAACTAACTTAACCAGTCAATTGTAAGGGTAGAGGGTTATGGCATATTACGTAAACAAAACAGATGGAACAGCAATTATTGTACTTGACGGTACTAAAGATATTACCAGTACAAGCCTAACACTCTTTGGACGACTAGTACAAAACTACGGTGATGCTACTAACGAAAACTTTGTACACCTATTAGAAAATTTTGCCTTATCTACTGAGCCAGCTAATCCAATTACTGGACAACTTTGGTTTGATACTACAGTAAACAATATTAAGCATTATGATGGAACAAGTTGGGTTCCTGTTGGATCTAATCTTACAGGTAATGTTGACATCGCTGGTAACTTAACTGTTGGCGGTGGTGGTAATTTAGAAATTAAAGAGTTAAGTGGGTTGGTAAACATTACCAATACAAACAACAATGGCAATATTGCTTTCTTTGCTAACGTAGGCGGAACATACACCAATGTATTAAACATTAACGGTAGTACAGGGCTTGCTGATGTATTTGCTAATGCCGCAACAAATATGGGTATCACAACTAAACTTCAAGTTGAGGGCATTGATGCTGATAATAGATATGACACTCATGTAGCAATATTGGCCAATATTGCAAG